GAATTTTTAGATAACTTCCCTCAGTTACTTATCCAAAACTCCCACCTTCAGGGCGTCCAGAGACATCACAAGGTTCACATCCGAACCCCTCTGTTCGACGCCCTTATTTTAAATCCAAAAAGCTAAGGGGCTTTAGATGTTATTGAAAACATTAATCACGGTTTGCATGATTCTAGGCTCTGCGGTGTTAGGTGTTGGCCTTGGTGACCTACTGAAACACAACCGAGAACCGGCAACCGTAAAAGCTCAGGCCTTAGCTCCAATTATCCAAACGCCCATCAAACAGGGCTTGATCGAGACAGCACCTCAGGACATCGAGGTTATTGAACTTTCGAAAAAGAACATGGTTGTAATGGACGCTGAATTTAGCGATGAGTCCGTTACTCGCGTTATGCAAGAGCTCCAAAAGCTCAGCAACTCGAATGCGAAAGATGCAACGCTGTACTTGGTACTGAATTCACCGGGCGGAAGTGTGACGTCGGGACAGCTGTTGATCAGCTTCGCTCGAGCATTACCACAAAAAGTAAAGACCATCACAATCTTCGCAGCATCGATGGCTTTCCAGACGGTTCAAAGTTTGGATGAGAGATTGATTCTGGAAACCGGCACCTTGATGAGTCACCGAGCGAAATTCGGTGTTCAGGGACAAGGACCGGGCGAAATCTTTTCACGTTTGAATTACATTATGTCGATGGTCGATGCGCTTGACGCTAACGCCGCTCACCGGATGGGAATGAGTTTCGACGACTATCGAAACTTGATACATGACGAATACTGGGTGTTCGGTCAAAAGGGCGTTTCTGATAAAGCTGCAGATAGAACGGTACTTGCGAAATGCGCGAAAGAATTAAACGGAACTCGAACAACAACGATTGAAACCATGTTTGGTGCGGTCGAAATTGAACTTTCAGAGTGTCCATTAATGCCGGGCATCTTGGGCGCGAAAATGAAAAACGGTGCCGCTGAAAATGAAGACAAAGCTTTGAACTACGTCAAAGAGATGTACACAGACCGTGCAGGTTTTGTGAAAGACTTTGTTATGAACAACAAGTTTGAAGAATATCAAAAACACAACTGAGGATTCATGGCTACAACAAACCTTTTTGCGGGCGTACTTAACAAAATGGAAAAAGCCGTTTTGACGTCTACGAAACAGGCGTTGAATAGAGCCGGTACTTCTACCCGCGCAAGATACGCTAAAGAGATTAGCTCTTCTCTAGGCATTACGTCTGCTAGGGCTAAGAGCCGCGCTAAAATCATCAAGACCGGAGACACCGGCGTTACGCTGAGTATAGGTGTTCGCACCATGTTTGCGGCTCACGATTTTAAGCCCAAGGTGATTAAGGTACAGAGTAGATTAGGCACGCGTTACGCCGCTACTTATCAGGTTAAGGGTCAGGGCAGAATACAGACAACCAAAGGATTCGTAGCCTATGGTAAGGGATCTGCTAAGACTATCATCATAGAGCGCAAGGGTGCTGAGAGATATCCAACACAGACAGTGATGGTGAATGTATTCAGGCCTGCGGTAGAGACAGTGCAACCACTGCTACAGCAACACATGCTTGATACGTTCAAGAAGAATCTCGATAGCGCACTAACATACAACCTAGATAAAATTTAATTGAGTTGGCTTGATAATATAAACGACAACAAGTCGATTCTATTAAATCGAATGTGGGCACCCCCACCCCGGCTTTAGGTTCTTTTAGATCGTTCCTATTGATCGGGTGGAAAAGCGCCGAATTTTCTGTAGTTAATTGGAATTTAGGGATCGTTCCACCATATAAACGACTTAAAAATAAATACATTGGAGATGTAATGAAAACCATTGATCTAGGTCACGGGTTCTCTACGCTTGTTGATGAAGAATCATACGCGAAATTCTCTGATAGAAAATGGAAACGCCATCCGAGCGGTTACGCCTGTCGTGATACATCTGTTAATGGAAAAAGAAAGACTCTGTGGTTACACCGTCTCATTCTCAATCCTCCAGAAGACTTATTTGTCGACCACATCAACGGCGATCCTTTGGACAACAGACTCGAGAATTTGAGGGTGGCAACTCAAACTGAAAATGCGCGCAATCGTAAAAATAGAAAAGGTCGAGTTTTACCTAAGTGTGTTCGAGAGGAAACTCCCGGCAAAGCCTATCGGGCCTATATAACGGTTAATAAAAAATACATCGGGCTAGGAACGTTCAAAACTCCAGAAGAGGCACATCAAGCATACGTTGAGGCTTCAAAGAAATATCATGGAGAGTTCTCCAATACAGGTTAACCAATGAGTGAACGTTATAAATCGGTCAATCAAATTTCAGAGATGACTGGAATTGATCGACGGACGATTAAAAAGAAAATTGCGGACATCCCGATTCATTCAAAGGCAGGACGCGCAGAACTCTACGATATGTTCACCGTCGCGCCTAGGTTGTTTGCAAGCGAAACCCCTGAGAGCACAGACAAAAAACTTAAGGCCGAGCAACTCCGATACGAACAAGCCCGCGCCGACAAAATGCAAATTGAAGTCGAACAAAAACGCGGACAACTAGTCGCAATTCATCAAGTCGCTGAATTCATAACCCGTCAATTCGGAAACGTTCGCTCGAGAATTCTTAGCATCCCTTCACGGTGCGCTAAGGACCTCTCAATCGAATCCGATCCGGCTTTAGTTAGAGAACGTCTCGAACAGGAAACGAGAGAGGCGCTAGCGGAGCTCACCGCCGACCAAATTTACGAAGAGATGCAGGATGCTGAGCGAATGGCAGATAACACTACTGAGGGCGCAACAGAAAGCGCTGAAGCCACCGCCGAAACTGAACCTAGTTGAATGGGCAGACACATTTAGATTCCTCTCTCCAGAGTCGAGTTCTATGCCCGGTCGATGGAGAACTGATCGCATCGAAGCTGCTCGCGGACCAATGCTTGCTGTAACTGATCCAACGGTAAAGAAAATTACCGTCATGGGCCCAACTCAGTTATTAAAGACTGAGCTACTAAACAATATCGTCGGGTTCTTTATTCATCAAGATCCGGCACCAATCATCATGATGCAACCAACTGGCTCAATGGCCGAGACTTGGTCAAAGGATCGATTGGATAAAATGGTTCGAGACACGCCCGTCTTGAACGAACTGATTAAATCAAAAAAGAGCAGAGACAGTGACAACACTATTTTGCATAAGTCTTTTCCTGGCGGCCACATTACAATTGTGGGTAGTAATTCTCCTAGCGAGCTTGCTTCTCGTCCGGTACGCATCACGCTCCGAGACGAAGTTGACAAGTATCCCGATAGCGCCGGAGACGAGGGTGACCCGTCCGCTCTTATCGTCGAACGTTCGGCCACATTCTGGAATTCACTCGACGTTGGTGTATGCTCGCCCACGGTTAAAGGTCGTTCCAAAATCGAAAGAGAATACTTAGCTTCAGATCGAAGAAAGTTTCATGTCGATTGTCCGCACTGTGGTTACAACCACTTTATGGAATGGAAGTCAGTACGTTGGCAAAACAACGATCCAGAGACCGCACAATACGAGTGTCCAGAATGCACAACACTTTGGACAGAGAAAGAACGCCTCGACGCAATTAAAGGCGGCGCTTATGTGGCAACGGCCCCATTTAATGGACACGCTGGATTTCATGTAAACAAATTAGCCAGTCCTTGGGAACCATTATCAAAACTGGTTCAGAAATGGCTGGATTCAAAAGGTGATTTAGAAAAATTAAAAACCTTCATCAACACTCAACTCGCGGAAACGTGGGAAGAGAAAGGTGAAGCGCCTGAGCATATGCGACTCTACGAGAGACGCGCCCTCTACCCGATTAACTCGTGTCCTGAAGGTGTTGTTTTCTTAACCGCAGGTTGTGACGTTCAAAAGGACCGTCTCGAACTTGAAATTGTTGGTTGGGGACGTGGAAAACAATCGTGGTCAATCGATTATCGAGTAATCATGGGCGACACCGCTTCAGAAGTTCCTTGGAAAGAATTAGATAAAGTCCTAAACGAAACTTGGACTTTACATAATGGACAAGACGTTCAACTGAAAGTTTTAGCGGTCGACTCTGGTTATAACACACAACATGTTTACTCGTGGGCGAGGAAATATCCTTCCAATCGAGTGATGGTTGTTAAGGGTCAAGACTCTCAGCAGAACATCCTAGGTTCGCCACAGGTTGCAGATATCACACATCAAGGAAGTAAAGTTAAACGCGGAGTTCGCGTTTGGCCTGTCGGAGTGTCAACTCTGAAGTCTGAATTGTATGGTTTTCTAAACCTGAACGGCGCAGGAGACGACGGTGTATATCCTCCGGGCTTCTGCTTTTTTCCTCAATATAACGAAGAGTATTTTAAAGGTCTAACCTCTGAACAGTTAATGAAACGCAATGTAAACGGAAAAACAGTTTACAGGTGGGTCAAGACTTATGAACGCAATGAACCTCTCGATTGCAGAAACTATTCGAGAGCCGCTGCGACCATGATCGGTATCGACCGATTTAAAGAACAGGACTGGTTAAATCTAGAGGGACAATACGCTCCTCCGAAACAAGTTCAAATGAGTTCGGCTCCGGCATCGAAGCCTAGGTCTGCAACTCAAAATCAAAACACATCTTCTCCATATTGGAAGAACTCAGGACGCAAGTCGTTCTGGTAACGGGACGACTCATGGCAATTGTTTACACTCAAGCTGATCTAGATAACTTGAAAGATGCCCTGCTCACAGGTGCAACTGAAGTTCGCATAGGCGACAGAATTATCGTCTATCGAAGTCAGGCCGAGATACTCCAGTTAATCAAACTGGTTCAGTCCCAACTTTCAAGTTCAACAAGTTCTTCGGCGTCCCTAGTTCAAGCCAAATATAAAAAAGGTCAATGCTAATGAAGAGAACATTCATAGACAAACTAGTCGGTCTGTTCTCGCCCGAGAGCGAAGTTCGACGGTTACAATATCGCGCAAAAGCCGAATTAATAACCCGATCCTACGATGCAGCGAAAACATTTAGTACGGACGACTGGACATCAGCAACTAAAGGAAGTGCGAATTTAGAAACTCGTGGAGCCCAGGAGACTTTGAAAAACAAAGCTCGCGATGCAATTCGAAATAATCCTTATGCTAACCGGGGACTTTCAGCAATTGTTTCAAATGTAGTCGGTGCGGGTATTGTTCCTAATATTAAAGGGAAAAATAAGCTTCAGACTAAAAGACTGAATGATGCCTGGAAAGAATGGGGACTCACAACCCTATGCGACGCTAACGGAAAACATAACTTCTATGGGTTGCAAGCGCAGGTAATGAAGTCAGTCCCTAGCGACGGTGAGATCATTTCGATGCGGGAAATTAACCCCGCAGGAATGCAGCTTCGACTTTTAGAGTCTGACTACATCGTTTCCTGGCGCGATTCGGGGGGTGTTAATTTAAACGACACCGACACCATCATTCAAGGAGTCAAGGTCGACAAGACAGGCCGAGTGAAGTCATATTTTTTATATGAAAGTCACCCCGGCGAGATCGTTACTCACTTAGGTGAGAGAGAGGTTCCGGTCGGGAACTTAGACCACGTTTATCGACAAGATAGACCTGGACAACTGCGCGGAGTTAGCTGGTTTCACCCGGTTCTGAGACAACTCGAAGATTTTAACGAATTTCAGCAAGCTACTTTGATTTCTAGAAAGATTTCGGCATGTTTTTCTGCGTTTATTACAACAAATAACGAAGATGCAACACTTTCTTCGAGCGATTTGATTGCAAAGCGCGAGGCCGAATCAATGCTCTCGCCCGGCAACATTCGGTATCTGAGCCACGGCGAAGGAATAGTTCTCGCTTCTCCACCTAAAGTTGATGGTTATGAAGAGTATTGCAATCAGGTTTTGCGAGCGATTGCATCTGGTTTAGGTATCACTTTCGAAGCATTAACGTCGAACTATGCGAACGTAAACTTCTCATCTGGAAGGATGGGACACTTAGAGTTCAGACGTAACGTCGAAATGTGGAGATGGGGAATGTTGATTCCTCAATTCTGTGACCCTTCCTTTCAGCACTTTCTTAAGTGGTGCACTATCGTGAAAGGTATCGACACCGCCGGAGCTTCTGTCGAATGGGTTCCTCCTTCTTGGAGCATGATTGACCCAGATAAGGAAATTGCAGCTTTCAGAAACTCAATTCGTTCTGGCTTGACGTCATATAAAAAAGCAGTTCGCGAACAGGGCTACGACCCTGAAGAACTAATGCAGGAAATCGCAGACAGTAATGCCGAACTCGACGCTCTCGGAATTGTTCTCGATTCAGATCCAAGAAAAATAACTCAAGCGGGACTACTGCAAGTAGAGCCACAGCAAAACAACTCAAATCAATCTGGAGATAACTCTAGTGTCCAACAAAATAAAGAAGTCCCTGCCTCTGGGACACCTCAGAAGTCTAATTGAGGATAATACCCCAGTTAATGAAGAAAACAGAACCGTAGAACTCACTTGGACCACTGGTTACAAGGGACTTCGTCGGGGATGGGAAGGCGACTACTACGAAGAACTTTCGATGGACCCAAAACATTTGGATATGTCGAGACTTCAAGCCGGTGCCCCTCTTTTAAATTCTCACGATAGTTCGAACGTTGATTCTGTTATCGGAGTTGTCGAACGGGCTTGGCTCGATGGCGACAAAGGTAAAGCTTTGGTTCGTTTCAGTGCCGATCCAATTGCCGATAAAATTTATCAGAAGGTTAAGGAGCGCGTTCTAAGAAACGTTTCCGTCGGATATCAAGTTCGCAAATACGAGGACGTCACTCAAAAGGGTGAGTCGACTCCGACGTACCGAGCAACTAACTGGCAACCACATGAGATTTCAATCGTACCTATCGGGTTCGATCCACATGCTCAAGTGCGTTCTCAGGAAGTTTTAAACGAAGTCGAAATAGAAAAAACATCAACTGAGGCCGATTCAATCGAATCCTCAACAAACATCGAGCCTCAGGCTCAAATTAACGAAAAGGAAAGAAATATGACAGAAGCTGAAAAGCTCGCTCTCGAGTTAGCTGCAAAAAAACAAGCCGCTCTCGAAGAAAAACAACGTCAATCGGAAATCCGCTTGGCGGTTAGAACGGCAAAACTCGAAGAGACCTATGCAGACGAACTCTGCTCTCAAGAAATCTCTGCGGACCAAGCCCGAAAACAGATCTTTGAAAAACTCGCGGCATCTCAGCCCGCTCCGGTAAACACTGCCGTTTCAATTTCGGTTGGTCTTGACGAGTCGACTAAAAAACGCGCAGGTTTCGAAGATGCCATGCTTCACCGTATGGATAGCAAGAACTTCGGCGTTACAGAGCAATCTAAAACGTTCTACGGAAAAAGCCTTCTCCGTCAAGTTGAAGAGTTCATTCCGCGCAATACAATGGAATCAGATTTTGGTTACGCAACTCGCGTAATGTCATCTTCTGACCTTCCTTTGGCACTTGCGAACGTTGCCGAGAAGTCACTCCAAAAACAGTATGACCTCGCTCCAAGAACTTTCGAGAAGTGGACACGCCCTGACACTCTCCGAAACTATAAGCCTCACTCTCAAGTGAAGTCTGGTGATTTCGCGGATCTTAAAGCTCGCCCTGAAGGTGCTGAGTTTGAACAAGGTTCGACTGGCGAAGACCGCGAGTTGGTACAGTTGGCCGACTACGGTATTATCCATGCTTTCACTAGCCAAATGTTGATCAACGACGACCTCGGCGTTCTCACTCGCTTGGCTTCTAGTGGCGGTATCGCGGCTTCTCGTTTGGAAAACAAACTTGCATATCTCGCTTTGACTACTAACAAAACAATGAACGACGGTATCGCTCTTTACCATGCATCCCACGGTAACTTGGGAACTGCCGGAGCTATCGCTCAGGCGTCCGTAGCTGAAGCATATAAGTTGATGCGAAAACAAACTTCAACGAATTCAAAAGACCCGTTGAACTTGACTCCGAAGTATTTTGTTTGCGGTCCAGATAAAGAAGCTGAAGCAAAGCAGTTCTTCTCATCTGTGAATGCAACTCAAACTTCGAACATCAATATTTACCAGAATTCGATGGAAGTTATCGTTGACGCTCAGATCACTGGAAACCAGTTCTACTTCCTTTGTGATCCTAACTTGGTTGACACAGTTGTTGTTTACAGACGCGAAGGTCAATCATCCCCAATGATTTCTAGCCGAGTTAAATTCTCGACTAACAGTCTTGAGTTGAAAGTCGACCACGCGGTTGCGGCAGCTCCTATGGATTGGCGCGGAATTATCAAAAACGCTGGTAACTAATTAATCTAGAGGCTCTTAACCGGGCCTCTATTTTTTCAATTTAAAAACTAAAGGATAAAAGAATGAAAAATGAAATTCAAAATGAAGGCGAAATTCTCGTCTTGACGGCTCCCTATGACCGAACCTCAGGTCAAGCCGCAATGATAGGGTCAATCTTCGGTATCGCAATGGTCGATGTATTAAGTGGAGTTGATGCTGCATTTAAAACTGAAGGCGTTTTCGATATCGCTAAAGCTTCGGGCGCAGTCACCCAAGGCGCTAAGATGTATTGGGATGCGACGGCTAAAAACGTAACTACCACTTCTACATCAAACACTCTTATCGGAGTTGCCACTCAGGCTCAGGCTTCGGGAGACGCAACTTGCCGAGTGAAGCTCGGTATTGTCGCTTAAAATTAACAATTAATTTTAGGAACTGAGGGGATGCAAGTCCCCTCTTCTTTTTAAACATGTCATTTAATGATTCAGCAAAAGCATTGTTCAAAGCTGCGAATAAAGTTTTCGGAACAAGCGCCACATATACTTATCTTGCTGACAGTACAACTTCGACTGTCAACGGAGTTTTCGACAACGCATTCGTCGAAATAAACGATGTCTCTACTCGAAAGCCTATATTTAAAAACCTTCTGCTTTCAGAATTGACGGCAAACCCGGTCGAAGGCGACACAATCGAAATCAACTCGGTGGTTTATT